TCACGGTTGTAAGTTGTGTACTATTGGACAGCAGCTGAATGGGTACGTGTCATCAGGATGATAGCTCTATCCCTCAGTTCCAAATGGGGAATCTGGAACAACTTCCAGGAGTTGATGCACCTGGTCACCGGACAAACCTCTAGGGGGTTGAAGGCGATGATTGTGGTCGTTGGAGTTTATCACATGGGTTGGACTGGACGATGTCCATGCGAATCAGAAATCGAAACAACGCACTGATGCACGCGATTCTAGCGCCGATGGTGATGGCCGATGGCTGTTTACCGGAAAGTCCCGGACTATGGGCATAAACAAAGATATCCTGAGAAGTTACATTATCTGGGTGCTTACCGGAGCGTCCAAAGAAGTCCTTCAGCATCCGCGAGTAACCTTCCAACTTGACAATAGCACACTTGTTCTACTATGATAACAATAATCGATTTTGTGATATGGTCCAACCTTTAAGCATGGTAATTATTATCACTATCATTATGGCAAACTAATGCTATCAATTTGTTTTACCGTAAATAAATTACTCGAAGTTGAAGGTAAAGACCTCTACGAGATCAATATTTTTCTAATAACATCGACAAAACCCACTTGACAAGCTTTTGGAATGGTGATAACATTACCATCAATCACTGAATTGATAAGGTGGAAAAATTTATGTCGATATCCTTGGCAAACCTGATAAGAGAGGCAAGAGCGCGACAAGGCAATATGACCCAGGGAGATCTGGGAAATCTGGCCGGAACGAGCCTGGAAAACATTACTTCAATTGAAAATGGACGTAACCTTCAGCCAAAGCCTGATATTATTGCCGGTATGGCCAGGGCTCTGGATCTCACAATCGTGGATATTTACGCCGCGATTACCGGAACTCTCAACCATTTCCCCTGGGAAAGGGTAGGCGAACTTGATCTCGTAGACACCGAGTTGGAGTTGATGTTTAAGCAGGTTGACAGCATGCTTGAGGGTGAGGCCAAAAATCGGGTTAAAGCATTCATTCGTTTCACCATCGATGAAGAGAGGCGCAAACTACGCCGTGAGGCAGAAGATAAGCGGAGGAATAAATAAATGAGCGTTGAAGTTAAGGAGTGCGGTAATGGAAAATCAAGCGGTAGAGAAAGCGAAGGAGTTGCTGCGGCGTTACCCGGGACTTTCATTTCCGGTGGACATGGAAAAACTGGTGGCGATGGAGGGATGCGAACTTATTGAGTGGCCGTTCTTGTTTCCCGTTACGGAGGTCAAGCACGGCCGGTGGATCGGAGTGGCCAAAGGCTTAAGCCCAATAGAAATTCGACATCTGGCGGCCCATGCATTGGGGCATCATCTGCTCCACTGCGGTAATCAATTATGGTTTCAGGAGTGGCAGCAAACCAGCGTACTGAAACAGGAACGAGAAGCTGATGAGTTCGCTGCCCATATCTTAATACCCGAGACGGAGCTTATCCGGTTGGGAAACCTGAATATATGGGAGATAGCTGACCGTTTCGGCGTTTCGGAAAACCTGGCGCACCAAAGAATTACGGAGTTTGCTACTGATGCCGAACGCAATCTCTGGCAGGGACGGGATCGAGAGATTTAATATTGTGAGGAAGATGCACAATGCAAAAGGATCACGGCGTTAAGCAAGTAAAATGCTGTATCTATGCCAGGGTGTCGACGGATGAGCAGGCCGAAAGAGATCTATCAATTCCTTTCCAACTGGAAAGATGCCGGTATCATGCGCAGGGATTGAATTGGGTAGTTGTAAAAGAATTCGTAGATGCCGGCGAGAGCGCCCGTACCGACAAAAGGCCGGAATTCCAGAAGATGATCACCGCCGCCAGAGCGAAGGAATTTGATGTAATCCTGGTACACAAGTTCGACCGGTTCGCCCGTAACGATTACGATTTCATTACCTATGAAAAAGAGCTAGAGGACCTGGGTATCAAGGTGGAGAGCTTGAGCGAACCCGGTGATGCTTCGACTCCGGCCGGCTATATCAGCCGCCGCATGATGCAGATTATCAGCACTTGGTATTCCAAGAACCTTGCGATTGAGGTCAAGAAAGGGCTACTAAAAAAAGTGGAAACCGGCGGTTGGCCCAAGCAAGCGCCATTTGGCTATGTCAATAAGCACGATAAGAACTCGACCTGGATCGAGGTGGACCCTAAGAACGGTCCGTTTGTGACCGAGGCTTTCCGCGAAATGAGCACAGGCAAATGGACATTGGAATCTTGGGCAGACCATGCTTATTCCCTTGGTTACCACAGCCGGTACGGAAACCGGATCAGACGCTCTAAGTGGAGCGACATATTCCATCACCGCATCTATTTGGGGGAGACTTGGATGAAAGTGGGTGATATCCCAATCAAAGGAAGCCACCAGGCCCTGGTGGACGAAGATACATTTACCTGGGTGCAGCAGGTTTTAAGCCAGCACGATAAGAACAGGCAGCATACCCGGCGACACAAGTATCTTCTGCAAGGGATTATCCATTCGGCAGATGCTGACAGCCCCTGTTGGGCAGAGACCAACAATAAGAAGAAAATCAGCTATTACCGCAGCCGTCAGAAGGTGAATGGCAGCCAGGTCTACTATAACAGTAAGAATGTCGACGACCAGATTCCTGCGATCTTCAAGAACATCACCATCACAGAGACCACAAGGCAAGCCATGAGAAAAGAACTATCTGCCTTTTTTGCTGAAGAAGTCGAAGGCAACGGACAACTCAAAGCAAATGAAGCAAGGCTGGCAAAACTTGAGCGGATGGAAAAGAATCTCCAAAGGTTGTACGTTGAAGAGGAAATCTCACTCGCAGACTTTAAAGAGCATCGTTCTCAATTAGAGGCTGAGAGATCAAGGCTGAGGACCACAGTGGACGGAGTTAGGCAGAACCAGCACCTGATAAAGGCTGACTTCGAGGTCGCACTTGAATTGGCTACTCAGCTTGATTTTCTCTACAACAATGGTAACTTTGACCAGAGACGATTGTTATGTGAGACAGTCTTGAAGCGCATTTACGTCGAAGATGGCAGAATAACCAAGACGGAATTTAATGCGCCTTTTGCCATCATAGCCCGGGCCAATGGTTCGGGAACTGTTCCGAGTGGTGGGCCGTCGGGGACGATAGGTAAAACTCCCACCATATCTGTCGGCGCATTATCCGGGGGCACCGGCATGGTATAAATTACCTTCGCGTTGGTATCATCCACCTCAATCCGTTCTACGAAAGAGCGCAAGAAAGCTTTCTGTGATATTATTGAAGATTCTTCAAGCAGCCCCCGGAGATCTTGTACATATTCGTGGACCACGGCCCGACTGGCGAGCTCAACATTATGGTATTTCAAAACCTCTTCCGCTTCGATTCTTGCCTGTTGAAGTTCCTCTTTCTTCTGGAATAATGCTTTTATCCTGGGAGCAAGTTCTCCGCCTTTGAATTCACCAGTTTCAAGTGCATCATAGAGCTTAGCTAGCCTGTCTTCCGCTTCCGCGATTTGAGTATTGATGATTTCCAATCTCTCATTTTCACCATCGCATTGTCGAGCTAGCTCTGTGTTCATCATCTTTACTAAGTCTTCAAGGTTCTCCTCAGTCAAGATAAACCGCTTTAATCGATCAATAACAAACTTCTCGATCTTGTCTTTAGGCAGCAGAGGGGTGGTACATTGACCGCGGCCTTTCTTTCGAGCATTGCCACACATGTAGTAAAAGAATTTCCCAGATTTCACGGCATGTCCTACCATAGCAGCATTGCAGGTCTTGCACCGTAATAGGCCGCTGAGGACATATTCGCTATGGACTACCCTGGGATGCGTAATATTTGGTGCTCGCTTACTTAGCTTGGCCTGGGCCTGTTCATAAATATCTCGGTCGACGATGGCCGGCCAGGCTCCTTCTACCCGTATGCCAGGCAAACGAGTTTTGTTATTTCCCTTTACTCGTTCTTCGCCCCACAACAACGCTCCGGTATAAGCCTGGTTCTTGAGAACTTTGTGTACAGTAGTTTTGCTCCATTCATAATTCTTCCGCGTTTTTAGACCATCGTGATTAAGAATTTTTGTAATCTCCAGAAGGCCGGTGCCCAATAGACACTCCTTAAATATTCTCTCCACAACGGGGGCCGTCACAGGATCAGGTTCGAGTTTCGCTCTCTGTACGCTACCATCTCGGACCTTTACTGTCCTGTAGCCATATGGCGCTGGCCCACCCGGGTGAAAGCCCCTGGAAGCGCTCTCCCGCATCCCTCTGGTCACGTCCTGAGAAAGATTGGCTGAATAGAACTCGTCGATTACTTCAATAATCCCTTCAAGCAGCCTACCTGACGGGGTATCTTCCACAGGTTCGTTGATTGAAATGACTTGAATCCCTTGTTTCCTCAGAAGAGACTTATAGATTATTGAGTCTTCTCTGTTCCTGGCGAATCTGGAGAGTTTCCATACCAAAATCGCTGTAAACAATGGGGGCTTGTGTCTAGCTGTGGCGATCATTTGCTTAAAGCCAGGTCTGTCGATCGATCTGCCGCTCTCTGCCTCGTCAACATATTCTTTGACTACCATGTGGGCATTTCGCGTGGCATAGTCCCGTAAAGCTTTAAGCTGAGCCGAAATAGAAAGGTCAACGTCCTGACGCTCAGAAGATACCCTGGCATAAATTGCCACTTTCATAGTTAACCCCCTTGCCTTTTGTTAGCCTGACCAAACACTGAACCTCCATTATACATAATTCCGTATCTTTCATATTACCTGGTAGGATTCGCCAATCATGACAGGGGCAATTTGCTCAAGTTGTGCATTCAATATCCTTCTGTCCTTATAGCGAACTCCAACCAAAACAACTTTGGCAAGCTTTCCGAACCATAATACAGGTTGAGCTACAAATGTGAAATCGTTAGAGCCCCAAAGATCGAATCCGGTAACCCTTTGCAGGCAGTGACATTGGGCGGTATTAATTACTTGGCAGACAATGGAATTCGGTAAGACTCCATCACCAATC